GCAAATCTTCGTTCATGGTGCTGGTGTTTCATTCGAGGGTTGTGGGGCAGCAGCGCCCGCCTTGGGCACCGGCAGCAGATCAGCATCGCGCAGCTTGTCCTGCTCGGCTTTTTTGGCGTCAAACGTCTGGTTGAAATCGCTGCCGAACAGCTCAAACTCAGCACGCTCACGGGTCATCAGGCGGGCATCGATGGCGGCGGTGTAGGCGGCCACTTCGTCCTTGGGGTTGATGGAGCCCATGCTGTCGCCATGCCACTGCGCACGGGTGTAGGCCCAGCGCATCAGCGGATCAGCAAAGAAGCCGGGCGCACTGACACGGCCGCTGGCAACAGCTTCGGCCAGCCACGTTTCATAAATCGGCTGACAAAAGCTGTTGGCCAGCCAGGCGCGCACGCCACGGAAATAGATCCAGGCATCGAGCAGCGCGGCCTTGCTGGCGCTGTAGCTGCTGTTGAACTGTTTCATCAGCAGCTCGTGCGGAATGCTCAAGGCCATACCGACCTGGCGCAGCATGGCGATGGTGAACGGGTCAAAGTTGACATTGGGCCGGGATGGGTCGGCAAACGTGGCCTTCTCGCCCTTGGCTAAGCCGACGACAGCACCCTGGCCGAGCTGAATATCGTCGCCCGCCGTGTCGGCACCCTCGGAGCCGGAAAAAACCGGTGCAGCATTGCCATCCGGCGACTCAATGAACACGGTGAAATAGGCGCTGATGACGGCGGCTGCAATCTCGGCTTCGGTGTAGCGGGCCAGCTGCTTGATGATGCCGACGATGGGCGCCAGGTAAGGTACACCGCGCGGCATGCCAGGGCGCAGCTTGCGGAAGTGGTGCAACACACGGCGGCGCCCGCTGGGGCCGATGGCCTGAATCCACTCGCCCTTGTACAGACTTTCATTGCCCGAGAAAATAGCTGCGCCGGGGTGCTGGTCGTAGATGTAGTAGGCCAGTGCCGCGCCGTTCACATCCATTTGCACACCACCGGCCACGGTGGCTGTGTCCATCGCGCCGAGCGGGTTGCCCACACGGTCGGCTTCGATCACCTGAATGCGCAGGCGGTAAGGATTGGTGCGTGTCGGCTGGGCATCGGGCAAGACGGTTGCACAGTCGCCGCTTTCAAGCGTAGCGCGCAGCACCAGCGCCTGCAGCTCGTAAAAACTCTGGGCGTTACAGATGTCGCATTCAACACCTTCGGTAAACAGCGCGAACTCAGCTTGCGTTTTCCGCTTCCAGACTTCGAGTTGCTCGACCGCCCAACCGAGAATGTCGCGGTTTGGCTGGGCGCTGAGCGCCAGACCAGTGCCAACTACGCGATCCACGTTGGTGTTGATGGCACCCACGGCAATCGGGCTGGTGCGCGCCAATTCGCGGGACTGGCCACGCTGAGTTGGCAACTGCCGCAACGTGTCGGCGCGGGCGTCCCGCGCACGGGGGCTCCAGCCACGGGTGCCCAGATTTCTGCCCTGGCCGCTGGCGGGGCCGTCATGTGCAGAGGCTTGCAGGCCGTTGGCGCCGTCAAAGCCCATCAGCACCTGGGCCTGCAGGCGGGTCTTGGCGCGGTCAAGCGCCCATGCTGGCGCCACCGCAGTCAGAACGCGGTCAAACAGGTTTGGCATGGGTTACAAGGCTCGGATGTAGCGCACACGGCGCACGCCGCTGGCTGTGTTTTGCAGGCGGTCAATCTTTTCCGTGAGCGTCACTATTTCAGCGCGCACTTCAGCCAAGTCAGCACGACGGTTTTTACGGGCGCTGGAACTGTGCCCGGCAGAGTATTCCTGCGACTCCAGAATCTTGGCCTCCGCTACAAGATAGGAAGCACGGCGCGCCTTGAGTTCTTCAAGCGTCATACGCCACCCTTTTGCATGATTTTTTCAATCGCCGTCGAGAACTCTTCAGCGAAGTATTTCTGGGCGGTCTTTTCAACCACGCCTGTGAAATTCAGGCGCGGACGGTATTTCGGCTGAGTCATTGTGAAAATAAACAGCGGCGTGATCGTGCGGCCTGCGCCCTTTCCGCTGCGCATCCAAATGCCGCGTGTCTTTTTCCGCCCCACTTCACCGGCGAACATGCCGCCGCCCTTGAAATTCTGGGTTTTTAGTTGGTTGAGGATGCTGCGCACCCGTGGGCCGGGCACGTTGCCGAATGCGTCGAGAGCCATTTCGCGGGACGGAACCACACGTTCACCGCTGCGCAGGATGCCCATGTAGCGCAGGGCTTTTTCAAGCCCTTTTTCGCGCCGGGCGCCGCCCTCGACTTCCGGCTGCAGAAAGTTCTCGGGCACCACGCCAGAGCCCGCCGTGTTCTTCACCATCACGCGGGCCGACAGCGTGCCTGTCGTTGAGGGCTGCACAAACAGGCTGTTCAGCGTGTAGGGCGTGGGCCGGTCAAAGACGCGGCGCATTTCAGCGGGTAAATCGTCTTTGGCGGCGCGCTGGGCGGTTTTTGTCAGCGCGGTGCTGGCGGCATAGGGCATCACACGCGTAGGAATCCCCTGCACTTCGCTGATCATCTGGGCGATGGAGCCGGTGGCGGTGATGTTGAGCATGGTTCAGGGATATTTTCGGTAGAAATAAAAAAACCCCGGCCACTGGTTGAACAGTGAACGGGGCTTTTTGAGGCCAGAAAAGGCTTGTTTTTCGGGTTTTTGGTGCTTTTTTAAGGGTTTTTTCAGGTAAGCGTAGTTGGGGGACTTACCTGTATTGGTGCCAAATATAGGGCAAAGTGTCAGGTGTTGTCACGACCTATTTTGTCAGGTCTAGACCTGACAAAATAGGACTTGACAAAGTATCAGACAATGTAGTTACAAAAACGAAACCCATTTACCAAAATGCAAAACAGATCAGTCCCTATCATCCCGCGCTACACGCGTATTTGTAAGCAATGCGGCACATTGAACAACGGTGAAAGCCAAGGAGGACTTCCTGGTAGTGGCTGGATTGAGGTTGTGCTGTGGCTGTGCTACATCGTGCCTGGGTTGATTTACTCAATCTGGCGACGTGGAAAAAAGAATGTGACCTGCTCGGCCTGTGCCAGTAGGGATCTGATCCAGGTCGGAACCCCCGTGGGCGCGCAGCTGGCGCGGCAGTATCACCCTCAGGCCATCATTGCAGAAAGTGGATCACTTCTCCCTCCCGAGGCCAAAAAAGCACCACCTCCTTCCGCTGCACGCATCTTTAAGACAATTGGCCTACTTCTTTTGGCTATTTTTGTGATCGCGTTCATTTCAGGCGTTATCTCTCGAATGTAAGGCTAAATGTCCTAACCACGGGCGGGCCGGATGCATTGATGGCCATCACAGCCGGTTTTTCAAGCCTGTTCCAGTTCCTGCCGTTCGGCGCGCCGCGCCAGCGTGGCGCAATGGGCATCCTGGTTGTCTGCTGCGATGGCGCTGGCAGCGCTGGACACCCGCACCCGGAAGGCGGTTAGCCGCGCATAAAAATGCTGGCGTGAAATGCCTAGTGCATCTGCGGCGCGCTTGATGGGCTTGACGCGGTACACGTAGTAGGCATCAAACACCTGGCGGTCGATGGAATCGCGCGGCTGGCTGATATAGGCAGTGTGAAACGCCGCCAGATCAGCGCTGCAAATCGCATCCACGACCACCACAGGGCGGGTCGCACCGGACAGGCGGCCCAGCACGGTCCCGGCCAGCGGGGCCGGGCCGTACAGGCGGCGCGTACGGCACCATCGCGCCCAGCTTTCGCACAACGCGTCCAGATCTCGGTCGCGCTTGTTGTGGGCGGAGAGCTGCTCGCCCTGATCAATCGGGGCCGGGGCGACGAAGACGGCAGTACGTCCTGGGCCAGTATCAAAAGTCATGAGAGTCCTCTACTGAGAATGCGTCTGCGCTGGACGGGTTTAATAAATGGGGTGCTCGCCACCGGCGCCGCCACTGGGGCGATGACGGGTGGCGCTGGCGAGGCGGCCAGGTCAATGTTTTCAGGCGCTGCAGGCGGCGTGGGCGCAGCGAACAGGTCGGGCGTGATGTCGTCGCGGATGAGCTTTTTGCGCAGCCGCGCCCAGTCCAGGGCGCTCCACTTGTCCAGGCGCAGCTTGAATGCGATGGCCAGGCTGTAAACGCACAGATCAAGCGCCTCATTGCGGACGTGGGCATCCTTGTGCCAGACCTCGACGACGTTGCCGCCGCGCAGTTTCTGGATTTTTCGCTCGGCCAGCAGTTGCTCGAACCAGGCCTGCTCGATGTGTTTGTGAAAGTGCATGGCGCCGGGGCCAGCTGGCAGCTCGATGCGGTTGAAAATCCAGTCTTTGGCCACGTCAGTGCCGACTATCCACAGTTCTGCGCCTGCGGGGTCGCGCTGGCCGCCCCAGTCAATCTCCTGTGCGCTGGGCTTGGCGCTGATGATGGGCCGATTCGGACGGCTGGCGCCCCTCAGGATGACGCAGCCGCTGGCGCGGCAGCTGGCACCGTAGTGGTACACGTCCTGCGTGTTGGCGCCGCCGGAGTCAATGCCCCAGGCGCTGATCGGGATGAGGGCGCCGCTGACATGTTGGAAAGGTGTGCGCCGGATCTCGTCGAGCCGCGCCCACACGCTGCCGGGCGTCTCAGGCGGCACGCTGGGGCTACCCCAAAGCACGATGTAGTCCATCACCCAGCGCTCCATGCCCGGCCCCCACGCGTCGATTTGCACTTCGAGGCGGTCTGGCTGGGTATCGACGGACATGGTGACGACCAGGGCGGCGTCGGGCAGCGTGCGCGGCGGGTAGTTTTCGGCACGGTCCACCAGGGCTTGCACGGTGGTCACACCCTTGCTGTGGTCGTAGGGCAGCGCCAGGCGCGTATTGTAGAAGGCCTGTATCTTGGTTGGGTCGCCTTTACGCAGGTCTTCTTCGGCCGCATCGTGCATACGGGCCAGCTCCAGCCAGCTGGTCCAGCCCATCGGGGCGTAGAGCTGGCTGATGGTGAAGCTGATGGTGCCGTCTTTGTTGACGGCCGTGGGCACCCAGTCGCCGCGCGCGAGCATATTGGTCTTGCTGTATTCGTCAATGAGGGCGCCGCAGTCGGGGCACATCATCTTGGCCCAGGTCAGCGCCTCGTCGGTGCGCATGTTTTCAAAACTGAGCGCATGGGCGTGGCCGCAGTGCGGGCACGGGACGTGGAAGTAGCGCTGGTCGCCTTTTTCAAACAGCTCAAGGATTTTGCTGATGCCGCGCGGGCGCTTTGGGCTGCTGGAGTAGTACCACTTGCGGTTGCGGCCGTATGTGGAGCCGCGATTTTCAAAAATCTCCACCGGGTCGCCCTGCCCTTGCAGGTCTGATTCCCAATCGTCAATCTCGTCGCCGTAGCCGTAGCGCGCGGGGATTTCGGCCAGGTTGGCGGCGCTGCCAGCGGTGGCAATGTGCAGCGTGCCGCCTCGGAATTCTTTGGTGCTGTCGGTGTTTTTGCCTTCGCGGGTGCGCGGCTTGGCGAACAGGTCTGTTACGCGTGGCGTGGCCTTGATGGTCTTGTTGATGCGGGCGCTGAGCCGCGCGGCCAGGTCGCCCGAGGGCATCAGGGCGAGGATGTTGGCTGGCGCGGCGTCCACGATGGCCATCAGCCAGTTCATGGCCGTCTGCGTTTTGAGCATCTGGCTGGCGGCCATCACGACCACGCGGGTGCAGGGGTGGCCGGGGCTTAAGACGTGCATCACTTCGCGGGCGAATGGCGTGCGGTCAATGCTGTACTTGCCGCCTTCGGCGTTGCCGTCGGTGGGGATGTAGGCGTGGTCGTCTGACCACTCATCAACCCACATCTCAGGGTCGGGCAGCAGACCGGCCATAAAGGCGTCGCGGTAGGCGCTCTGGCCGCAGGCAAACATCAGGCGGCATCCCCTGCCGGTGTGGCGCGCACGCAATCGGCCAGCACCTGGCGCAGCGCCTCGCGCAGCATGCGTTCAAGCTCGAACGGATCTGACACCGGTGCCAGCAGCGGGGCGATTTTGGTTGGCAGGCCCATCAGGCGGTCGCGCAGGGTGCGGGCCTCGGTGTAGGCGGCGCGCTCCACGTCGGCTTTTTCAACCAGCAGGCCTTCGGCTTGCATGCGGCTGATGCGGGCTTTGGCGGCTTCTTCGCGCTCGCGCAGGGACCGGGCTATTTTGAAGTTGGCGCCGTGGTCTTCGGTGTAGTGGTGATCGAAGTCGCCATCGTCGGCGCTGGCGCTGGACTGGGCGGGCGTGGGCAGCTCGGTGACGATGCCAGCACGGGCCTTGGCACGGGTCTCGGCGGCTATGCTCTGGCCGAGATCAGCGGTGGCGGCGATTTGCAGGCGGACGGTATCGACATGCCAGGTGCCATCAGCCTCTGGCGTGATGCGGCCGGCGCTTTTGAGCTGCGACACGCGAGCGGTCGAGACACCCAGCGCGACGGCCAGGGCTTTTTGGCTGGAGACGGTAGCTGGTGGCGCAGCGCCATCTGACATTGTGAACAGGCTATCGCTCAATTAACCCCCAGGAGGGAGTTAACCCAGTTAACCGGGTTAACGTGCTTTGAAAATGCTTCCAGCAAAAAAACCACGGGGGTCGAATTACCCCCACGGCCACCTGCGCCGGGAGTACCTACACGGGGGTCGGCCACCACGATCACACCGCCACCCCAGCCTGACGCGCCACTGGCGTACCCTTAAGCATCGCCATCTTCTGCCGGACCTCAGCCGACGGACCACTTCGAGGAATAGCCGCATCCACATCCAACTGGCGCAACGCCGCCTGTGCATTCGGCGACATAGGCACCGTGATCCTGGACACATCGGGCTTGCCCACCGACGGCGCCGCCGCCACAGGCGCAGCCAGCGGCGCGGCCTCAAGCGCAGCCGCCGCCGTCATCTTGTTTTTCACGATGCCCAGCGCGTAAGCAAAGTCCTTACCCTTGCCCAGCGCCACCACCGCCGCATCGACAAACATGCCCACATCGGCACCCTTTTCGATCAGCACCCCGAGCACCTTGTCCGAGGCATTCGCGTCCTTGACCCCGACTTCCTGCATTTTTTGGCAAATCGACACACACACCGAACCGTCAGGTTCGCCCGGTGGTTGTTCGCCAGCCGTGCTGTGTGTGTTCTGGTTCTGGTTCTGGTTCTGGTTCTGGTTAGTTGACTCGCCGTTAACTTCCCGTTCAACGCCCGTTTCAACGGAATTCAACGACTGTTCAACGCCAGTTCTAGCGGGATTCGTGGAGGTTTCTTCACCCGTTGAATTCCCGCTGCTGAGTTCCTGTTCTTTTTTGAGCCGCCGCGCCTCAGCCGAAGCTTTTCCGGCCATCGACTTTTGACTACCGTTTGCCTGATAAGTAGATATCTCATACTCGCAGCGACTGTGATACCAGCCCGTTTCGGTCTTTTCAAAGAACTCGACCAGCACCTGGACAACGGCGGCCTGCTCCACCTTGGACTTGGCCACGATGCGGCGGTACAGCCTGGCCATATCCAGCGTCAGCCGCGCCTCTGTGTCGTAATACAAGTCCATCAGGTCGCGGTAAACCGAGCGTTCAATGCGCGTCAAGTGGCGCGTGGTTCGGTCGAAGTCACCAATGTGATGTGGGTAATAGTTCATGGCAGTCTCCCTAAGTTATTAGCTATCTCGAACCAAAGGATTGACAGCACAGCCCTGCCCTTGCGCTGCAGCAGCCAGGACGCGCTCCATTGCAGCCACTGAGCCCGCAGCAAACTCGCTGGCATGGCGCAGCAAGCTCAGAGATAGCTGGACTTCGTCGTGATACTTGTGGGCCAAGGCCTTGCCCAGCGTCATGCCATCGACGACCCGCTTGACATCAGCCAGGCTGGCACCGTCAGTGCGAATGCAGGGCGTGTGGTAGGCCACGCGGCGCGCCAGGTGCTCACGGCTCAGCTCGTAGGCTTCGCGGGCCATCGCCCAGGCGCTGGCGTCGATCAGGGCTTGCTGGGCGGGTGTGAGCGGTACCGGCTCGCTTTGGCCCGACAGCAGCAAGGCGCGCACGTCAATGCTGTCGGGCGCGGTCTTGGCCGGGGTGATGCTGGCATCGGGAGCCGGGTAGCCATACGCGACCAAGGCATCAAGCACCCTTCTCTCACAGGCGATGAAGTAGCGCCGGGCTTCGCGGCCCTGTTCGTTGTTTTCCACCATCGACAGCTCTTTGGCCATATCGAGGGTCAGGTGGTAGTCGATTGATTTACGATCACCACCATGAACTTGATTCCCCCGATTTGGTGAATCAAGTTTTGTACTCCCCAAATCGGGGGAGCTCAAATTCTTCACTGTGATGAAGTCCACGCCTTCGACAAAGCCGAATTTTCGGATGCG